ATCTTCAATATCATCTAACCTTTCACTGTTAGCTAATATATCTCTCTGCATATTTACTTTATCTGTTGTATTATTCTGAGCATCGAGGACAGCAACAGTCTCTTCGAGGTTGCCTATTATAGAAGCTTGCTCACTAGCATACCAAACCATGCCACCCAAACTAGAGCAGATTACTCCAATGACTGCTATATTTACCTTGGGAAGATCCATTAATCAGCTGCGGCTATCTCGTTGCCGTCTTCTTTTGCCCATTCGAGGACAGCGGCATAGTGACGGTTGTTCCCTAAAATTGGTATAAAATGTTGTATCGTTTGACCATCACTTTGCTCTTCTATGACTTTTATAGTCACATTAACTTTTTGTTCTTCTTCTCCAAAAGGCGTCTGTGAAATAGAAATATATTGTGCTGATTTTATTTTCATAGTTCTGCATCCAGTTGAATACTTGCTGATAAACCTGTGCCTTGAACCCCATTCCATTTTAAAAAGTAAGGTTGTCCAGCACCACCGAAATTACTTGCGTGATTTTGTTGAGTAAACTCTGCACTCATTTCCGACAATACAACTGATGTAAAAGCATTAGAAGAATGAACTGCTCCGCTTCCAGTATTCGTTTGAAAATCTAAATTTTGGTCTGTAGATTGTGTAAAAGTTGGGGCAGTTCTCATTCTTTTTTCAAAACGAAACATACCCTCGGCAGCGCTTCCGCTGGTTGTATACCCCCAACCAAAAGCTGTGGTTGGTGTTGCGTCTGAAATATCTCTACCTACAAGTTGGTAATATCTTTGGCAAGCCTGAAGATTATCCGCAAAGCTTCTATGCTCGAAGTCCGTGGCGGCTCCACTTCCAGTTTCTAACTGTATTCCAGTAATTTCCCAATCGTTAGATGTGTTATCTGCAAAGTTTACCTGACCAGTTGTACTACCAGCATCAGCAGAAGCAGCCCATGTTTCTGATAAAGTTCCAGTATTTGTATCTGACCCAGCATATAAATTAAAAAATATTTCTAATGAACTTGCATTATCATCATTAAATTTACCTGTTGTATCTGCTGGAAAATTAATAGTGTATCTGTTCCAATTTGCATTAGCTACAGTATACGAACCATTAACTTTTCTAGTATTATCTCTATCGAACATTGTTACAGTATAAAGACCAGTTTTATTTGTTTTCACATAAAATGATAATGTGAAACCTAAAGCTGTAGCGTGTCCTTTTTGAAACCTTTGTAAGTCTTGTCCTTCAATTTTATGAGAAATATATGCTTGCTCATTAGAAGCAAGCGAAGTATCTGCTGTTGTGCAGTCAACTTTTAACGCATTAGCAAATCCAGCTAAGTCTGTAACGCTTGATTGTGTAATTGTAAAAGCTGCGCCAGAGTTTTGTTTATAAAATTCAAATCTATCTAAAGTATAAACATTACCAACAGAAGCAAACGAGGTTCCACGTTGCGAAACCATCATAGCTGAATTGACTATGACATTTCTACCTACACCAAAGCTTCCACTACCAGCACCCACAGTATCGAGCCTAGAAGTTACTGAACCAAGGTCTGCTATGTCTCTCGCTAAACTCATTGTCTACCTCACGATGGCTTTGTAGGCCAAGTTACATTATCTAATCCAGTGACCCCATCTTGCGCTGGAGCATCCCTAAGTGCCTGTCGATAGGTCTTCCAAGCATCAGACATTGTAACGTCAGAGTTAGCCATCCAATCTGTCTCAGCTAATCGTCTGTCACGCTCTTCTCGAAGATCAGCCATTGGCTTGGCATTGACTAGCTCAGTTTTTTTATCTGATGCTTGCTTCCATGTAACCCCAAATTTGCTAGGGTCAGAGCTTTCTATTGCAGTGCCGTTAGCGTCTGAGCCTGTTACCTTTCGGAACATTTCATTGAACTCATCTTCTGTTGTTGGTTCACCACGAAGAACCCACTCCGTAATACCCAACTCGTTTAGTGCTGTTGCTATATCTGTCATTTCTTTCTCCGTTACTGCGCTGGGGATACTTTAATACTTGAAAAATGAGTGTAGTTTTGGTTGGTATCACCAGCAATAGATGTACCACTAGCTAATGAAGTTGTAACAAATTTAATACTTGTGTTACTGGCGTTTGTTACATTTACATGAAAAACAAAACCAGCACTATTGTTGGTTCCTTGGTCTATATCTCCAGAATAAGCTAAAGCAGCATCATCATAAGAAGAACCACCGTTGGTGCTTACATAGGCAACAATACCCATACTACCATCTGCACTTGAAGCGTTTTGAGCGTTAAAATTAAAACTAATTTGATACAACCCTGTTTTGGTAAAAGTAAAAACGCCACTACTTTCTGAAAGACCGTTTACAGTTGCTTGATAACCATCGTCAGGTCTTTCCCAACCTGTTATTGTTGCGGCATTTGTGCTAAAAGATGAAGCTAATCTCCATATATCTATTGAAAGGTCAGCATCCATAAGAGAAGTACCAGCCGTATTCTGTATTGCATCTACTTTTAATACTGAACTCATTGGGCTATCTCCTGAAGTGTGATTGAAGATAAGTTAGAAGTATTACCTACGTTGTAATTGTTTATATAAGCAGTGCCACCAGATACTGCCCAATATACGGTATAAGTTGTAGCACTTGTTGTAGATGGAGAATCTAAATGCTCATAAACGTTAGTATATATACCATAACTAGGCTCATCACCTGCGGATTGATATCCAGCCGTTGTTGTTAAAGTTGCTACACTACTTGAAGCTTTATATAAATGTATCTTTATATATTTTGCACTACCAGCCACATACATACCATTCATTATAACGTGAGCCAATATTTTACTGTTTGTAGATGTTGGCGTTATTGTAGCTGTTAAGCCAGTAGCAACAAAAGACGTGGATGCGGAACCTGCATAGGTTCTGTACTCAGTTCTAACTGTTTGAATTGTATGACCAGCAGATATAACCCTTGCTCCTGTAGCTGGCTGGAGAGTATCGACTTTGAGTATGCTCATTGTGCTATCTCCATTAGTGTTATAGTTCCACTTGTACCACCGTAGCCAGCGTATACATCTGAAGTACCTCCTGAAACTCTAAATTGAGTTTTGTAAGTAGTTGCTGAAGTAGTAGAAGGGCTATCTAAAAAATTTAAACAAGCTGCCCATCCTTGTGAGTTATAAGCAGCAGAGTGAGTTAAATCAAATTGAGTACCACCTTCTATAAGTGAAGTTGAACCCCTTACTATATTATAGTAAGCTTCTCTAGCATCTGTTGTTGCCATACTGAGCATCATAGGTTGACTAACAAGCACAAGAACTTTGCTACTGGAAAACTTAGGAGTAATTACTCCTGACAAGCCTGTATCAACATACGAAGTTGAACCAGTGGTTGTTTGTCCTGTTTTAATGCCTTGCACAACCTGAATAACATGACCAGCAGCATGAAGTGTATGTCCACTACCGACAAGAAGTTTGTTCGCATTAGCTCCACTTGTTGGAGCTTGTAGTGTTTGTACCGTTAGTGTTCCCATACTATACCACCGTTAAGTTGCCATTGACTGTAAGCGTTACTCCAGATGCCACAGTAAGCGGCCCTGTGCATGAGGAGTTTTCGGCTGAACCAATGGTTGTGTTTGTGTTTAGTGTCTGCTCGTTAATACGAAAGATGTCACCAGCCCTAGAGCCAACCGTTCCGTTATCACCCTTGAACATACCACCGCCAGATACGTTAGCTACCTCAAAGGTAGAGTAAGCAATCACAGATAAAATATCTCCAGCCGAAGCTCCGACTGTTAAAAGTACATCGCTACCGTTTCCAGCCGTATAGTCTGTTCCGTTTACGAGCAATATTCCATTAAGATGGACGTCTAGGAACTGTGGAGTATAGCCCCCTGTTGGGAAGGTTTGTTGCCCAGCCGTGGCTATTATTAAATCTCGCGTTTGTGTAGCTTGGGGAAGGGGTGCATTACCTACATAACCAGCCATTATTTTCTCCTATCCACAGTATAGTACGCAAGAAACTAACTTAACGTCTGTGCTACTATTTCCTATTGTTACTTTACCTATTGTCTTACTTCTTACAACATCATCTGACTGCACTTTTGTTGTGCCATCTCCATTGCTCTCTAGTAAATCACCCTTTGCACACGCGCCCGTTACACGCACAGAGCCAATGCCTACAGAACCCACCATTACTTTACCGTCATCATCAAATCTTGTTACTACACCATACACAGCACTATCGCCTACAGTGTTTGACACCTCTACTTTAGCGTGGTCTGCTCTTGTTTGTCCTGCTTTTGGATGAGTTTCTCCATCTTGTGTGTTTGGATAAACATCTAACTCATCTATAGTAGACACAACTGTTCCAATAGGTGTATTAGGAGGTATTCCTGAACTTTCATGCAGTCCTGAAAAACCTCCATAAGTTACTGTTGAACCTGAGACAGATATAATTCCTTCATTGGAGTTGTCTTGACGAAAAACAAATAAATTACCATCGCTTGTTTTTCTATTGCAAATAAATGGTGAGTAACCATTAGATGTTCCTATAACTGCATAATCATTGTCACCATCTCTTAATTCTCCACCTGAACTAGAAACCCCTGCAGAAGTTTTTGCTAGAAAAAATGAAGTGCCTTGAAATCTACCAACATGGCTACCATCAATATGAAACCTAATACCTGAAGAACCTACCCCATTTCCCTCGTCAGCTTTGATAAACATATTACCATCACCGCTAGATGCACTTATTTCACCATAAGCACTTGTGTCACTGTCTTCTAATCTTATAATTGGTGTAGCACTTTTGATGTGTAAATTTGTGTCAGGTGAACTTTCTCCAATACCTATTCGTTGTTGAGATGTTATTCTCATAGCCTCCGTTGGACTAGCACCATCAGAACCGTCATTAGTTCTAAATATCAAATTTGCCTTTTCATCGTCCGATGAGCCGTGATGATTAGCCTCTATTTCAGCTAGTGTACTTTCTTCACCGCCAGACTGTTGACCTTTAAAAATAACTTTCCCTTCACGACCTTGGTCAGTGTCCTCATGCGTATTGTTTACTATCGTTACTTCTGGCGTACTGTCAGTAGCCGTTACATCTTGAACGTTAGCAACAGTAGCACTGATAGTTCCAGAACGTGCGCCTATATATCCACCCATAACTATGTAATCTCCATATAAGACATTGTGACCGACAGCTTGTCAGCTACGCTACAATCAACCTTTAGAATATCACCGACATTCATGTTTATCTTACCTTCGAGCGGTACAAGTGTCGAACCAGTAGGGATGCTAACATCTTTAATCAAAAATGCTGTAGTGTTCTGTGTTTGGCTAGTTTGTGTTGTTGTACTTTCTAACGTCACACTAGCCGTAACCTGGGAAGTATGCACATTACACAATGTCATACCTAGCATAACTATCGTGCTTCCTGTCTGCACTGTATAGATAGTCTCTGGCGTACCAGATGTAGCTGGCGCAAGATCCCTTGTAATTACCTTAAATGTATTTGCCATATTATTCTCCTATCCACCAAGAGCAATCGCTAATGCAGTTGCCTCGTCTACTGTTGCTTTACCCGCTATTGTTGAAATGTTATTTGCTACTGTCGTTATGTTGGCACTATTGTTTGCAACCGTGGTAATGTCATTAGCTATTGTTGAAATTAGGTTGCCCATACCATTACCATGACTAGTGCAATAAAATTGGGCTGGCATCGTACCAGTAGTAGGAACGGTGATGACAACCGATGCTCCTGACTGACCAGCAGTACCATTAACAGTAACTCCAGTAGTAAAAGCATTACCTCCAGAATCTTTGAAGGCCAAGGGATGCCCAGATACCGATGACGCTGAAGTATCAAATGTGTAAGTGTGGCCTCGAACAAGTGTTAAAGGTGGATTAGCAGCACCATTAAGATAAAAAATATTTCCTGTTCCACCACCACCATACAAAGATCCACTAGCAACTGTTACAGTTATTGATGATGTGCCAGAGAATATTGCAGCCAAGCCGTTAAGTGTGGCTATGCTTTGCGATATAGTAGTTATTTCTGATTGCACTGGCGAAATAACAGCAGCTGATGCAGCAGCTGATGCAGCGTCTGTTGATGCCTCGGACGCTTTTGTTGTTGCCGTAGAAGCCGATGCAGTTGCTGATGTTTCACTTGCCGCTGCTGCTGTAGCGCTGGACGCAGCTGCTGTGGCACTCGATGCCGCTGCATTTTGGCTGGCAGTTGCAGACGCAGCATCTACGATTAATGACCATTTAGCGCTATCGGTATTTGTTGTTAGCGGTTGAGATCCGCTT